CGTACAAAGATAATCCGTTTTTAGAACAAACGATTATTGACAGTATCGAAGCTCGTAAAGGTGATAATAATTTCTGGCGGGTTTACGGACTTGGTGAACTGGGTATCGCAGAAGGGCTTGTATTTGAAAACTTTGAGGTTGCAGACTTTGATAAAAACAGGTTTTCAAAATATCGTTACGGGATTGACTGGGGTTTTTCCAATGACCCGTTTGCGTTTGTTGAGTGTGCGATAGAGCAAAATAAACTTTATATCTGCAATGAAATTTATCAAACAAAACTCTTGAAGAAAGACAGTGCGGAACAGGTAAAGCAATATATCACAAAAGAACGTGTAATTTGTGATAGCGCAGAACCGAAAAGCGTACAGGAATTTCAGAGTCTTGGGATTAACGCTGTTGCAGCTAAAAAAGGTAAAGGAAGCGTTCTAAGCGGATTAAAGTATATGCAGCAGTTTGAAAAAATAGTTATACATCCAAGCTGCACAAATGCCATTGCAGAGTTTAAAAACTATCAGTACAAACGAGATAAAAATGGTGATTTCATAAATGATGAGCCGGTAGATGCGTTCAACCACCTGATAGATGCAATACGCTATGCATTAGAAGATGAAATGCAATTTATGGCAACAAGACTAACAGGAATAAGGCCTTTCTAATGATAGATTTATTTTCAGTAAAACTAAATAACGAATACGATTTTATCCAGGCGGAAATGCCTCAAGAAAACGGTACATGGCTTTGTGCTGAAACATCAACACAATATACAAAAGGCTATTCTTACGAGGTTACAGAAGGCGAAGCGAAAAGGATTGAAGCAAGAGAAGATTTTTTAATCCAAAATGCTATTTATTCAACCATTGAGAGCGTTTGTGCGTATCTGAATAATAGTTTTTATATAAAAAATCCGAACTATAACGGCGCTATATTCTGTGATTGCTTTCCTTACAGCTTGGATTACTTCAATTATGTATTTAGCGGCGGTTCACTGACATTTAACGGTGACAAAATTTCACCGATTGCAAATGTTACTAAAGGTGATTTAATTCATGTTGTAGGCGGGCGTAACCGCTTCTTTAGTTATGTCACAGCCGTTGACGGTGAAACAATAACTGTTGATAATGCATCACTGGTAAGTTGTACGGAAAAAGCGTACATCTTTGTATCAGGTTTACCTCAAAGTGTTGAAAAGATAATTTCGCAAATGATTTCTTATGATGTGTTTAATCGTGGCGTGCCTGATGATTTAAAGAGTGAAAATATAGGTTCCTACAGCTATACAAAAGCTGATTATTTAATCGGTTCGATGGCGTACCCCTCTGAGATTGTTTTAGCACTGGAGAGCTTTAAAAGGGTTAAGTTTTTATGAGCTTAAAAAGCAAATATAAAAAAATAACTATACTTGAGCTAAAACCTGCATACTTTGATGAACCTGAACAATGGGCAACAAAAGGCACTTTCAAGGGACTAATTCAACCTTCTACCGGCTCAAAAGTTTACAGCAACGGCAAAGATACAACAAGTGTTGATGCGCTTTTATTTTGTGATGTTTCTGTCAAATTTGATGAAACAGATATTTTGGAGTTTAAGGGCGTTCGATACAAAATAGCAGGTGCACCAGTAAAGCCTGACGGCATAACGGGAGTTGAGCCTAAAAGAGGACAGCACGCAGAGTATAACCTTGTTTATACACAAGAAGGATTGTAATGTCATCAACACAAAACACAACATATACAAATATCAAAAACTGGAAGCTTTTTGGGAAAATATTTTTGACCCGTGAAGAAATACACAGTGAATCAAGCTGTGAAGGTACTCCGTATCAGATTTTAGTTACACAAGACTATTACAACCAAGAGTTTAAAGAAAATGGCAAGCAAAGTTAAATTTGAAATGCCTGATTTCAGTCTTGCATTAAAAAATGCAACGGAAAAGGCCATAGAAGAGGCAGGGTTTGAAATAGAAGGAACAGCAAAGCAAAATGCACCTGTTGATAGTGGGTATTACAGAAACAATATAAAGTTTGACGGTAAAAATCAAGTTATTGCAAATGCTGATTATTCAGCCTCAATAGAGTTTGGAGTCAAAGCTCATACAATTGAGGCTAAAAATGCTAAAGTCTTGCACTTTAAAGTTGACGGCAAAGATGTCTTTGCCAAAAGTGTAAAAATACCAAAAAGAAAGCCTAATCCTGTCATGCGTAACGCAGCGTTAAAGGTTCAAAAAGAAATCGGTGGAACGTTCACAAGACATTTCAAAAAAGAGTTAAAAAAGAATGTTTGAACAGCTTTTATTTGAATACATTAAGAATAATTTTAAGGTCAAAAACTTCAATTTTAAATTTGGTTACGGTGAAATTGAGCCAAAGACAAAGCAGCCTTATATTATCCAGCATAGTTTGCTGATGGACGGAACACAACAGGTTTTGTGCAACGACAATAATTTTTCGGATGGAATGAGTTTTACGCAGTGGAATATCTATACTTCCTCTCAAAGTTCAGCAGATTTTATCAATCAGGAGTTATTTAAGTTTGTGATGGACTTACCGAGTTTGGGAGGGTACAAAATAGGCCTTGTGAAGTTAAACTCAAGCAGAAGTTTTACAGAGCCTTCTATTGGACTTTATTCAAGCGTAATAGCGTTTGAAATAAATTATTACAAGTAATCAAAGGAGATTAAACTAATGGCAAACGAAAGAAAAAGATTAAAAGGGCGTGACGGAGAGGTTTACGCAATTACAAAAGGTACACCACTTGAAGGCACAGAAGAAGGTACAGCACTCACTGCCGGCACTTATTATATTGTTTCTAAAGTAGCCGCTACAGGTTCAGGCTTGCCTGAGGGTATAGTACCAGGCTATGTTATTAAAGGTGCTGCTGCAATTACAGTAAAAACAGGTGACGAGGTTGTACCGCTTACTTTAACGAAAAAATGTGATATACAAAGCTTTTCTGTAGAGTATTCAGCAGACGAGATTGATGTTACAACTCTTTGTGACGACCAAAGAACATATTTAGCAGGCTTTACAGAGGCAACAGGGTCGCTGGAAGGTGTTACTACCCTAAATGTATCTGAGTACCTGATGAACAAATTCATTCCAATTGTTGAACAAACAGGCGATACGATTGAGGTTTCTGAAATTGACGGAGAAAACTTAATTTTACGACTTGTGTTAAATAAAAAAGGTAGTGAAATAATGTCTTATTTTACACCTGCAACTATTACCTCTTTTAACATAGGCGCCGGTGTAGATGATGCACAGACTTACACAGCTAATTTCAGAAATACACCTGATGATGACTTGATTCCGTGTATCTTAAAAGAAATCGAAACAGCAGGAGCATAATAAATGGAAATTGAATTGCAGAATCTTGAGGAAATTGTGGTAATTCCGAGTCAATTTAAAGATGAGGAAAAGCCGCCGAAGTTCGTTTTCAGGACACCAAATGCAGCAGATATTATAGACTATCAAGTGTATAATGATTTTGCAAGAGTTGCCTCAAGATGTTTTTTACGCTTTGAAAACAAGCCGACCTTGAAAAAAGAAGGCAAAACACTGGAATATAGCTCTTATGCTGAATTTATCGGTCTTGGTGCAAGCAATGTGATTACAGCTATCCATAGCGATTGCTGTGCAGCACTTTTATCCGCTATTTACGGAATAAAAGAAAAGGCAGAAAAGACCGAAAAAAAGTAAAAATAGCCTGGGAGATATACAAAACAGGGGATTTTAACACGACAGCCTGGGAAGATGACAAGCTCATCTTCCTCGGTGATGTCAAAAGACCTACAGCTATTGGCAAGAAAAAAGACCTTTGGGCTAATCTGGACAGTGATTTTTACGATATTTTAGAGCTATGGAGATGGCACAGGGCAGGGCTGCTCAAAATAGCCTCTCTTCCCTATGAGAAAGCTGTTGGAATAAGATATTTGATTGAGGTTGATTTTGCAGAGAATAGGGTATTATAGTTAGTTAAATTTTAACTCGTCTGCATCCATAGCTTGTTTCAATGTTGATTTGAGATAAGTTTGATAAGGCATACCAAGCTTTGATGCAATTCTTTTAGCTCTTTTTATTTCAAATTCCGACCAGCGAAAATTTACATTGGCAGTCTGTTTGAGTTCTTCAATGTCTTTTTCTGCCTGTTCTTCGAATTTAATTATTTTTTGTTTTTCTTCCTGTGTAGGGATATAATCAGATATTTCAGCAATGCCGATTTCAGGAATATTGGTTTTTTTATTCATGCAAGCCTCCTTGACTAAAAGCTGTTATCAACAAAATATCTTCTTCTTTTAAATATGTATAGTATACAGATATATTGTAT